GTAGTACCAGTTGACGGCATCCAAGGTGCTGACACAGTAGACCGTGATACACTTGCCTAAGTGACACTTTGAGGGGGCAGGGCAACTTGCCCCTTCATTCTCTTATTAAGGAATTATAGATGGCTTACGATTATCTTGGTTTGACAAATGAAACATTGAACCGTTTTAATGAAGTTGAACTTACATCTGCTGGTTTTGCAAATGCTCGTGGGTTTCAGGTGCAATGTAAGAACGCAGTTAACGATGCCATCAACTATGTTAATCAACGTGAGTTTGGTTGGCCTTTTACTCATGCCACACAGACTGCATCACTTGTAGCTGGCACTACTCGTTACAGTATCCCTGCTACAGCAACTCATGTTGACTACGAAACCTTCCGCATCTCTCGTGACCAGAACTTGGGAGTTGAAGGTACTACATTAAAAGTATTAGATTACAAAGAATATATTGACAGGTACATTGACCAAGAATCTACTACAGGTGTTGGGGGTGTACCTATTTATGTATTTAGAACACCAGACAATAACTTTGGTCTGTATCCATATCCAGACAAGGCATATGAATTAAAGTACGATTACTTTGATAAGCCAACACAGTTGTCTCTAGCTACCGATGTACCAAGTATTCCTGAACAGTTTCGTCAGGTTATTGTAGATGGTGCAACAGCATATGGCTATCAGTATCGTGGCGAAGCACAGCAGTATGGTATTAACTTTGCTAGATTTGAAGATGGTATTAAACATATGCAAACTATCTTGCTTAATCGTACATACTATGTGCGTTCTACCTATATTCCATACTCACAACGTTCAGGTGTTAAAGTAGGGTCGTTCTAATGGCTGATGAATCAGGACTAAGCCCATACGTCTTTGGTTGTTCTGGTGGATTGGTACTTGACCGTTCTACATTTGATATGCAACCTGGCATGGCACTTGAACTAGAGAACTTTGAGCCAGACACTAAAGGTGGCTACAGACGCATCAATGGGTACGAAAAGTGGAATAGTAATATTGTTCCACATACTACGCTGACTAGCGAAGTAGTCTTAATGTCTGCCTACTTTGATGGTAACATTATTGCTGCACGTGGTGAGAAAGTATTTAAGGGTGGTACTACAGGTTCTTGGACAGAGATTGATAGTGGCAGAACTAATGCTAAAAAGTATACACACTTTCGCTATAACCTTGGCGGTACAGATTACATTGTATGGGCAGATGGTGCGAACAATGCTACAAAGTATGATGGCACTACTGTTACTGACCTAAATGCTACTGGCGCACCTGCTAACCCACAGTATGTGGTAGGACATAAAGACTCATTGTTTTTTGCAGGGATGTCTGCATCACCACAGTCTGTCACATTTACTGCACCCTATACGGATGATGACTTTAATACTGCTAACGGTGCTGGTACTATTAATGTTGATAGCAAGATTACTGGTCTGTTTCCTTTCCGTGACCAGCTATACATTTTCTGCGAAGAGCGTATCTTTAAACTTGTAGGTAACTCTATTGCAGACTTTGTGCTACAACCTGTTACACGTGAGATTGGTTGCCTTAATGGTTTCACCATTCAAGAATTTGCAGGTGACTTAGTATTCCTTGGGCCTGACGGACTACGTACAGTAGCTGGTACAGAACGCATCGGTGACGTGGAACTTGGTACAATTAGTCGTGCTGTTCAGGAACGCTTTGAAGGCTTAACTGACGTAGATGAGTTTGATAGTGTAGTTATCCCAGATAAAACACAGTATCGTATTTTCTTTGTAGATAGTCAGAATAGGCAACGTGCTGTTACTAAAGGTCTTATCTGTGTACGCAAGGGTGATACATACGAGTTTGGTGAGACAAAAGGCATTCAACCTGCTACTACTGATTTTATTACAGAGACAGGTGAAACATATATTATTCATGGTGGGTTTGATGGTTATATCTACCGCCAAGAAAAAAGTAACACATTTGATGGTAATAACATCATTGGTCGCTATCGTTCACCAGATTTAACAATGGGTGATGCTGGTATACGTAAGAACTTTCAACGTGTTATTATTAACTACGCACCAACAGGCACAGTAAACTCTGATTTGTTTTTGCGATATGATTATGAGTCACCAAACGTACCACGTCCTGCCGCATATCCTTTTGATAGTTCATCTGTTGTGGCTATCTATGGTACGTCTTCTTATGGTACAGCCACATATGGTGGTCAGTCTAACCCACTTGTAAGACAGCCTGTTGAAGGTAGTGGTTTTGCTTTGGCAATGCGAGTGGTGGACAATGCAACATCAGCCCCTTATACGCTGAAGGGTTTTCAGCTAGAATTTGACGCAGCAGCTAGGAGATAGAGTATGGCTGGTTATACTAGACAGTCTACATTTACTGACGGTGACATTATCAATGCTGCCGATAGTAACGATGAGTTTGACCAACTCGTATCGGCATTTGCTAATACGACAGGTCACTCACATGACGGTACAGCAGGTGAAGGTCCAGTCATTGGTTTGATTGGTGACCCAGGTGTTGCTACGCCTAAAAACAAGATTGTTGTAGACGACACTAATAATCAGCTAGAGTTTTCTATTGATGTTTCTGGCACATCTACTGAACAGTTTGTGGTAGTCGATGGTGTAATCAAACCTACAACTAACAATGACGTTGACCTTGGTACATCCTCACTGAAGTTTAAAGATGCTTACTTTGCAGGTGATGTAACAGTTGATGGTGATATTACACTAGGTGGTAGCATTACTCTAGGTGATGCAGACACAGATAGCATTACCCTTGGTGCAGAGGTAGACAGTCATGTTGTACCTAATACAGACGATACTTATGACTTGGGTAGCGCAAGTAAAGAGTGGCGCAACCTCTATCTTGACGGCACTGCAAATATTGATAGCCTTGTTGCAGATACGGCTGACATTAATGGCGGTACGATTGATGGTACGACTATTGGTGGCACGACTGCTGCTGCTATTACAGGTACTACAATCACAGGTACATCTCTTGTAGGCCCACTTACAGGTAACGTAACTGGCGATGTAACAGGTGACGTTACAGGTAATGCTGACACAGCAACTGCCCTTGAGACTGCACGTAACTTCTCACTAACAGGTGATGTCACTGCTACTGCAGTATCTTTTGACGGCACTGGTAACGTGGCACTGAGTGGCTCTTTGGCTGCTGGTGTAGTAGATACTGCTGAACTAGCCGCAAGTGCTGTCACAGACGCTAAAATCGCCTCTGGGACTATCTCTAATGCAAAGCTAGCTAACAGTAGTGTTACAATCAACTCTACTGCAGTTTCATTGGGTGGTTCAGCTACGCTTGATACAGACGATATTGGTGAGGGTACATCTAATCTGTACTTCACTGATGAACGTGTAGATGACCGTGTAAACGGTTTGTTGACAGCAGGTTCAAATATTACACTGACATATGATGACAGTGCTAATACACTTACTATTGCTTCTACCGATACAGAAGATGACCTGTCAAACAATGACACAGATGATTTGGCAGAAGGTTCAACAAACCTTTACTTTACAAATGCCCGTGCAGATGCCCGTATTGCAGCAGCAGATACGGATGATTTGTCTGAGGGTTCAACAAATCTATATTTTACAAATACACGTGCAGATGCGAGGATTACAAATGCAGTTGGCTCATCAGTACAAGCGTATGACGCTGGCCTTACTTCCATTGCTGGTCTTACTACCGCAGCGGATAAGATGGTCTATACTACGGCTAGCGATACATACGCAGTCACAGACTTTACGGCATTTGGTCGTAGTCTGGTTGATGACGCTGATGCTTCAGCGGGACGTACCACACTTGGCCTTGGTACTGCAGCAACGCAGGATGTGGGAACATCAGCCAATAACGTAGTACAGCTAAATGGTTCTGGTATATTGCCAGCTGTTGATGGTTCACAACTAACTAACTTACCAGCATCAGGAGATGGTGGCATTGCAATGGCTATTGCATTAGGCTAATTAGCTGTTGACTTTCACATAAAAATGTGATATAATTACTGTATAATTAATCGGAGAAAAACATGGCAAACGCTTTTCTAAGTGAAACAGACACAGGGGTAGGTACTTCATTAGCTAGTATCTATACTGTTCCTGCTTCTACAGAAACAACCATTATTGGTTTGTCTATTTCTAACATCGTAACATCACAGATTATTGTAGATGTACAGTTAGATGCATCAGGCAGAACATCAGGCGCAGAAGATTCGGTGTACCTTGTAAAGGGTGCGCCTGTTCCTGTTGGTGGTTCACTTGTAGTTGTAGGTGGTGACCAGAAGGTTGTACTTGAGCCGGGTGATGTACTCAAGGTCAAGTCTGATACTGCTTCATCTGCTGACGTTGTTCTAAGTCATCTTGATATTACGTAAGGGGTAGGATATGCCGTATCTAGGTAATGCACCAGCTACACAATTTAGCACAGTAGAGTATCAAGACCTTACTGGTGGCACTGGTACGTCACATACACTTGACCACGCTGTAAGTAGTGCTAACGATATTGAAGTGTTCATTGGTAATGTTCGCCAAGAGCCGGGTGTTGCTTATACTGCTGGTGGTACTACACTTACCCTGACAACTGCTGTGACAGCCTCTGATGACTTCTATGTAGTATTCCAAGGCAAGACCGTAGGCACTGTTGACATCCCACAGAAACAAGACGGTGGTGATTACAACTTTGACAATGCTGTAGGTATAACTGGTAACTTCCCTATCTGGGAAAATGTACAAACTGTAAACGCTGATTACACCATCACAAACAATCGCAATGCCATGTCTGCTGGCCCTATTACTGTGGCAAGCGGTGTGACTGTTACTGTTGGTACTGGCGAGACTTGGACGGTAGTGTAATGAGTAC